CTACCGTGAATCTCGCATTGTGGTGAAACCAGACTTTCAGGGTCTTGGTCTTGGCACACGACTAAGCGAATGGGGCGCAAAGTATTACACCAACGCTGGCTATCGTTTCTTTAGTCGCACGCCCCACGCACGCCTCGGCGAATGGCGAGAGAAATCACCACTGTGGCGAGCCACGTCAATGAACAAGAAGGCACGTCGAAGCAACGACCAAGTGCGAGAAAACGAAATCGCCCACTGGTCGCACGATGGGCGCTTAGGCTATTCACACGAATACGTTGGTGAAAAGAAATGAACAACTCATACGTTCTGACATACGAAGTGCGCCCCGATTTCACGCTCAACAAGGAGCGTTCGGTTCACCACATGGTTCGAGCAAGGGTAACAAAAGAGTGGCGAGAAGCGTTCTGCGAACTGGCGAAAGACGCAATGGTTCCCAGCATGGAGCAAATAGAAGTTATTGCCCAGCCCTATGTACTTACCGCTCGGTATCGCCAAGACGTAGGAGCGTGCTTCCCCCACGTAAAGGCAGCCATTGACGGGTTGGTTGACGCTGGTGTGTTGATTGACGACAATGCCAAAGTGGTGCTGAAACTGACATTCTTAGCACCCCTATATGGAAAAGACGCACTAGAATTGACCCTTACCGAAGCACCCGCCCCTTAGTTGCTATACTGTGGTTTATGTTCTATTTAATACCGTCTGAATCATTAGACGAAATAATCGAAGACACATTAAAAGCCAGTAAGTTGCGACACCCGTCGGCTAAACCCTACTTAGACCACCCAACTTTGGAAACCCCACTAGACTAAAGCCCACAAGGAGAACAACTATGGCTAATAACTTCACCACACCACTTCCAGAACGCAAAGAGGTTGAGTCTTCATTTTCGCCCGAGGTTGCCTCACTACTTCAGCACATCAAGGACATCTGCGCCCAGATGCGTGACCACGAAAAGAAAGTCATTGAGTTGGGAAAAGAGCGTCGCCAAACAGTCACTCGCCTTCGTGACCACGGCGTTACTTGGCGCAAGATTGCGGAGTGGGCTGGCACTACCGACCAAGCGTTGTACAAACACCACAACCGAGACACTAAGTAACAACTACCCCACTACGCTACTAAAGTATGGTATAGTAGTAAGTCTATGCCAACTGATGAAACACTTGTAAGAGCGGTTCTTGCATTGTCATCTGTTGACGACGGTGCGGTCGCCCGTGACGGAATTGGTTTCAACGGAGCCGATACTAAATTTGGCAACTCTTTAGCACAAACACCATCTGAAGCGTGGACTTCCGAAGTCGCACTTGAAGCCTACGAAATGCTTGGCAAGTACGCAGGGCAGTTGGCTCGTATCGGCATTGACTACGAAGCAATCACCAAACCAGTCGCCAACAAACCTCTCCGTGGTATCAAGTGTGTTGATGTTCGTGGGGGCAGGGTTGTCATATTTATACCGTGGCAACACAGCACCTACCCCAAAGGCGACCTAAACGCAACGTGGAATAGAGAAATAAAAGCGTGGGTAGTTCCATCAGCAAAGCACGGGTCAGTTAGCGCATGGGCGCATAAAAACAACGTGCCAATTTCCAATCGTGCTCAGTCAGTCCTTGAGCAAACAGCAGAGCCTACAAAAATAGAGTGGATAGGCGAGGCAGTTTTAGAAAAACAAGGCATAGTAGTGCGATTTGACTACAACCCTAAGGTTGTAGATGCCATTCGCACAATCAGCGGACGTCGTTGGAACGCCGAAAATAAAACGTGGACACTTCCTAAGGAAAGCATTTCGTTGTTTCGCAAGATTGCCGAAGAGTACAACATCTTTATGACCAACGACGTGAAGGGGTTGCCGGACGTGGAAATAATCACCACGCCTAAAATCTTGACGCACGGACGCAACTTTGCGATTTCATTTGAATACGACGCAAACATAATTAGCGAAGTTCGCCAAATGCCCGGCTCTGAATGGTCACCGTCAGTCCGCTGTTGGCTTGTCCCCCACGAGAGTGTGGACGAGGTAGTTAAGTTTGCCGAACGCCACAAGGCACGTATTTCTAAAGAAGCAAAAATACTGATTGACGAGGCCGATGGTGTTAGACACGTCGTTGAAGCCAGTCAAGCCAAAGACGCAGAAATCACCATTAATGGATTTGGTAGCGAGACGTTCCAACTGTTCCCCTTCCAGCGTGCCGGTGTTGCCTATTCCATGCGAGCCATGGGCTACGAACACGACAATGGTGATTGGAAGCAAGTCGCTCCAACGACGGGTGGCGTATTGATTGGCGACGAGATGGGTCTGGGCAAGACACCACAAGGACTGGCGCTCATCGCCGCAGCAAAGGCGTTCCCAGCCGTTGTAGTCGTTCCTGCCAGCCTCAAACTGAACTGGGAGCGTGAGGCTCACCGATGGATTCCGAGCGCTTCTGTGCACGTCGTGAACGGCACCAGTGGTGAACTACCTGAGGCAGACATCTACATAATCAACTACGACGTACTCGCCTACTGGGTGAACAAGTTTCCTGACCTCAAGGGCATCGTGTTGGACGAGAGCCACTACATCAAGAACGGTGCCGCCCAGCGTTCTAAGGCGTGCGTCCAGTTGTCGAACCGTGTGGGCGACGGGGGCATCCGAGTGTGTCTATCGGGCACCGCTATCGTGAACACGCCCACCGAAATCATTACGCAACTTCGTGTCATTAATCGCCTAGAGGATTTTGGCGGGGCGACCAAGTTCCGCAACACCTACGGGCGTGCGACCAATCGCAACCTTGCTGCGTTGAACCGCAAACTGCGAGCCACGTGCTACGTCCGTCGCCGTAAAACAGAGGTATTGACTGAGTTGCCACCAAAGATGTGGAGCCACGTCATCGTTGAAGGCGACCCGACCATCATGACCGAGTACAAGAAGGCGGAAGCCGACATCGTTCGCTACCTTGCCGACCTCGCTCACCAACTTGCCATCGAGAGCGGAGCCAACACCGAAGAGGCACAGGATGTTGCGTGGCGCAAGGCTCTCCGAGCACGAGCCGCCGAGCAATTGGTAGCAATCAGCACCTTGAAGCAACTTGCCGCCAAGGCGAAAATGGCGAGCGCCAAGGAATGGATTGGAAACTTTCTAGAGAACGACAAGAAGTTAGTGGTGTTCGGTTGGCACCGTGATGTCGTGGACGCTATCGCAGAAAACTTCAGCAACGGGGTCAAGATTCAGGGCGGACTGACTGGCGAGAAGCGACAGCAAGCCGTGGACTTATTCCAAACCGAGGACAAACAGAAGGTGATTGCCTGCAACATCAAAGCAGCAGGCGTGGGCTTGACCCTGACCGCAGCGAGCGACGTTTTGTTCTTAGAGCAGGGGTGGACACCAGCCGACATGGAGCAAGCCGTTGACCGTTGCCACCGCATCGGACAGCAAGACAGCGTGACTGGTTGGCTCATGCTCACCAAAGACACGATTGACGAGGACATCGCCATGTTGATTGACCGCAAGCGAGCCATCGTGAACCGAGCCATTGACGGCTCCGACCAAGACGACGACGTTGAGGGTTCGATGTTGGGCGACTTGTTGGTAAGTCTGGCAGAACGTGGTCTAAATCAGTAAGATGGTTTAGTGCCCACATCTTGTATCCTTATCGGTGACGCTAGAAAGCGACTAGCGGAGTTGCCAGCAGGGTCAGTTAGGACGTGCATTACCTCTCCGCCCTACTTCGGGCTTCGAGACTACGGGACGGCATCGTGGGAAGGTGGCGACCCAGAGTGCGAACACAGGGTTGGTAGAGCCATACGGGGCGGTCTGACGGGAAAGCAAGCGAGCAATACAGGTTCGTTTGGCGATGAAGCGGTCAAAGAATGTCCTCACTGCGGGGCGAAGCGAGTTGACTCCCAAATGGGTTTGGAAGAAACTCCCGACGCCTACGTTGCCGAAATGGTGGCTCTGTTCCGTGAAGTCTGGCGAGTGCTGGCAGATGATGGAACCCTGTGGTTAAACATTGGCGATAGTTATGTCGGTGGTAAGGGGCAGTCAGGTCAAGGTAGCCCCGAGTTCCAGGCGCAACGTGCCGCTAGTGGTGAAAGCATAAATCAGGCGTACCACCAAATTGCCGGAAAGAAACAAACACGACCAACCGACGACCGTGCCAAGATGCGTGAGGCTGGGCTAAAACCAAAAGACCTCATTGGTATTCCGTGGCGTGTTGCCTTTGCACTTCAAGCAGACGGCTGGTATCTGCGCTCCGACATCATCTGGCACAAGCCAAACCCAATGCCAGAAAGTGTGACCGACCGACCGACCAAAAGTCACGAGTACCTGTTCCTGCTTACCAAGTCGCCTCGGTATTACTACGACCACGAAGCGGTCAAAGAGCCAATGGCAGACAGCACATGGGGCAGGGCAGAACGGGCATCTAACGCTAAGGCTAAATACGGTTCACCAGCACGACCAGACAGCAAGCAACTATCAAATGGCATTGACCAAACTCACGCTTATGCAGGTCTTGCTTCGGGGCGTTCTTTGGGATACGACACCGAGAACGGAACCAGAAACCGACGTGACGTATGGACTATCTCCACCAAGCCCTTCAAGGGCGCTCACTTCGCCGTTATGCCAGAAGCATTGGTAGAGCCATGTGTACTTGCCGGGAGTGCTGAGGGCGACACGGTGCTAGACCCGTTCACCGGAAGTGGAACGGTGGCGGTGGTGGCAAACCGTTACGGCAGGAACTTTGTGGGAACGGAACTAAACCCTGAGTATGGTGAAATCGCCTACGCCCGCATTACAAATGACGCACCAATGTTTAATGAGGTAAAACTACTTCCCTGAAATGCTTAGGGCGTAAGTCGTAGCCTGTTGCGCCTTAGCCTTTAGTAGCGGGGCATCAGCACTACCAGAAGCCTGTGACACGGCAAGTCGTTTCCAAAGTTCGCTGGCATCAGCAAGGGCTTTAGCAACACGGGCGTAGTGAGCAGAGGCGTAGGTTTCGCCTTCCACACGTCCCGCAAGCAAAGAGGCAGTAGTGAAATCAGTCATTATCTAAAGCGAACTGGTGAAACTTGCAAGGTCTGGACGTTGGCTCTTAATGTAGCGAACTGCCGTGAAAAGGTTGTTGTCCGTCAAGGCCTCAAGGTCTTCGGACGTTGCGCTCTGAACTAGCCACTTTGGAATAGCCTCTGTTGTATTTTCTAAATTACTCATGTAGGGCTTGAGGGGGGTGTAAGGGTAAGCGTCACGGTGACGACGTTCCGCTTCCATAATTTTGGCGGCGGTGTCCGTCATTGGAGCGTCGTTCCAATCCCTAGCGTAATCTTTTGCTGTAATGCCCGACAATGCTTTTGGCGTGTTGTTCTTATCACCCCAGTTGCCTGCGCCACCAGAGCCAGCCTGATACTGATTGCCATGAAAAGGGTGACCGACCACATCTCCCTTGGCGACCGGCGCAGAGGCGATTGAGTTGCCCCAAGTGACACCCTCGACTGGCGTGTCGTTCACGGCGACGGCGGAGTTCGCATCAGCAGTTGCGTCAACGGCTTGCTGGGTGGCGCCACGGGCGTTCAGTCCGTCCGTGCCCGAGTTCTCGTCCGCAGCGTGTTCGTGGAGTTCGGCTGCGTGAGTGTTCAGCAGAGCGAGGTCTGGATGTCCCGAAGCCTTGAATGCCAGAGCCACGTCACGGTGTTCCTGAGCCAACTTCATGTGGGCTTCTTTGCGAGCCACCATGTCGTGCTTGCCGACAATGTTGTGTGCGTCACCAGCCATACGAGCCAACTGCATACCCTCGGCAGTGTGACGAGGAAGGGCGTTGGTTGTGGGGTACTTTGATGCCTTAACGAGCAAAGCGTTTGTGGTGAAATCGGTCATGAGGGTTCTCCTAGCGATTTTAGTAACTGGTCTGTGTGAAATGGGTTTGTCATAGTTACTCCTTTAGCGGATTTGGTCGGATGCTTCGTCGGCTTCGTCGGTTGCGTCAAGGCTGTCTTGGAAATCCAACTCATTTATGTCGCCATCTGGCCCTCTGGTTCCATAATTATCTTGTCCGCTGTCATTCCAATAATTGTTTTTGCCCTGCTGTGCTATTGCGTTATTTTCAGCATCGGATTGGGCTTCCAAACTGCCCGGTTCAGCCATATCCTTTTCGTTTCTAACAACTTTCTGTGCCAACACAGAGGCATCGTCGTGCAACTTGGCTGCTTGTTCCATTTGTAGTGCCTGCGCCCGTAATTCAGCAGCGTTTCTACGCAAATCTTGTGCCGTACTGATGTGGCGTTGTGCCTCTTTATCAAAATGGTCAATGTTCCTTTGGTTGTCACCCAGAAACGGAACTCGCTTGTTGCCGTTTTCCACAGTGACCAGTCCACTAGATTGACCCGTGTATTGGTTGCCGTGAAATTCATGCCCAACAACGTCTCCCTTTGCGACTGGGTAGTTAGACAGAGACTTCAAGAGTTCTGTGGTGGAAAAGCGACTTGTCATGAGGGTTTTCCTATCGAGCGGTTGCGAAAATGGTTTCGTTGTGAGCCATGCGAGACATCACGAAGGCACGGTGGGCGGAAAGCCAAGCGTCCTTTGCTGGAATGTTCTCGGGGGCGTGGCTTGCGTCACGGTCAGAGTTCGAGTTCTGGTTGCGGTTGTCAATGGCGAAGTCAATCGCTTCTTGGGTTCCAGCAACGGACTGCAAGCATCGCTTAGCGGCGTCCAAGTGAGCACCGTAGGCATCGCCGTTAGCGGAGACAGCCTTGATGTTCACCACTGGATTGGCGACTTTCATGTCTTGCGCCAACTGGTAGTGAGCCTGAGCCAGCGAGTTGTGCGCCTGGGCGAGAGCAGTGAAATCTTCTGGAGAGAGTGGGGCACTTTCGCCCATGTAGGCGTATTCGTGCTTGTCCGCCAACAAACCAGCCTGACGGAACAAATCAGCACTTCGAGTAACGAAGGGGGAGTTCGACACCGTGTTGTTTGGCGTAAACGAAGGCAAGTAGTTGTAGTCGGTTGAACTCTTTAGAAGAGAGTTGATGCTGAAATCCTTAGCCACTTTGAGCCTTTCGTGGGTGCGTTCTCCCACAAATCTACACCCAACTT